GCCTGCTCCTGTAGCGATAGCTAATTGTTTATTTACATCGGCTATTTCTTTTTGTAATCTTCTATAATCAACACTCCCCGCTTCTACCAGCTCAAATACTCTGTCTAATTCGGCAGCATAAGCTTTTAGTCCGGCAATACTCTTGGGCAGCTCCTTGCGTAAGTCCAATAAATTACGGACCATGCCGGATGGGCCTTGTGCTTCTGGCGTCAGACTCCCTGATGCCTGACGGGTGTAAATATCTTCTAAAGCATTTAAACGTTTTAGCTCCGCTGAAACTACCTTACTAGAAGCAATCTCGGCGGCTTTTAATGCGTTTGTAAAATCATCAGATCCCGCTTTAGCGTTAGCAGCTACGGCACGAAATGTAGTTAACTGCTTGTTTAGTCCAGCGATAGACGTTGAAAACGTCTTAGCTTTGACACTGCCGTCTGCATAGGCTTTTACTAAGGAACTTAATTCTGCTTTTGCTGCTTTTAGTTCATCACTTCCTCTCTTATCAAAAAGCGTTGGAATGGGCTTTACGCTTTTTACCAGATTATTGATTACCTCGAGGCGGTCTTCCAGCTGTCGAAGACCTTGTAGGCCGTCTACCCGCAGATCAATTACAGCTGCATAGCTGGCCACGTTCCAGGGGGCTTAGTTCTCTGTAAAGTCTATCCGGTTAAAAAGCCGCCGGGTTAACGGCGGCTGCGCTTGGCTTTTTCGTAGGCAGCTCGCTCCTCGTCGGCTTGGATCTTGAAGTAGGTGTACCAGCCGATGAGTTCGGTGTCCGTCATCTTGGTGCGGATCTCGCACAGCGTCATTCCAAGCTTTTCCGCTACGTGGAATTGTGTGCGCAGGTAACTGTCCTTCTTTAGTTCGGCTTCAAGCGCTTTTGGTGTCCAGCTCCTCCGAATCATCGGTCAGGACAGCCAGCATCAAAGCTTGAAGATCTTTGTCCTTGACCTCGTTCTTGAGGACGTCGATCTCGCCAGCGCTGAAGAGCTTCGCTCCAGATTCGTCGCAGGCTTTCTGCAGCAACAGTTGGAGGGCGAAGGCGGTGGCGTCCTCGGACTTGGCTTGTTTTTGGGCGCGTTCGCGCTCGGCCATGGTCAGAGGAGTGATCCACATCTCGAAGGTGGAGCCGTCGCTGAGGTCCACTACTTTCTTGGTGGGCTCCAGGTTTGCTGCCTTGCGGAGACGGTCGATTGCACGAAGCGCGGCAGGCATAAAAAAACTGCTACTTAAGACAGAAGTAGTGTAGCGCAATAGAAATAAAAAGCCCCAGCCGGTGAGGGCTGGGGCGCGGTGTGCTGAACTGGCTGAGTAGGAGCCTATCAGGACTTGGACAGGTCGAAGGTGGGGGCTTCGCTGGGGCGGAAAGCGATTTCAACGCTTTGGCCATCGTCCGGGTTCACGGTCAGGCTGGCCGAGGTCAGGATCACGGGCACCGTGATGCTGCGGCTGGTGGTGTCGTTGACCGTGCCAGAAGACACGATGCGGTCGATGTAGAGCTTCATTTGCGCACCGGCTTGGGTGCGTTGGATGACGTCTTCGATCATCCGGCTGGACAGGTTGGTGTCATCATCGGTGGTGTACACCGTGGCGGAACCAGAGCCGTCAGCGAAGCCGGTGATGTAGGTACGGAAAGGCGCGTACTGACCAACTTCCTGGCCGATGGTTGTGACGTCAATTTCGCTTCGTGTGATTTCGAAGCTCCACTCGCGCACGCTGCCCACAGCTGCAGGGGCGGTGTACGTGATGCTGGCAAAAGCTGCGCCGAAGCCGCTGGGTGCTGCAGTTGCAGTTACGGCGCTACCACCAGCGGTGGAACTAAGAGTCATGATGCCGGTTGCGGCAACATAAGTCTTGACGAAATACGGACCAGCGGCGATTGCGTTGGTGGTGACGGCACCTGCGGGATAGGTCAGGGTCACGGGGTCGTTGACCTTGAAGCCCAGGTAGGAGCCGACGGTGATGTTGGCGCCAGTTGCTGGAAACGCACCGGCGGCAAGAGTGGTGACGGAAGTGCCGGCAGGGGTGTAATACAGGGCGCCGGAAGTGCCCGACAGGACGGTGGCCATCGGTTTTACCTAATGGATGGGACAGTGACGCGGGCACAGCCCGGCTTAATACAGGTTAGCTCCAGTGCAGCTAAGGATTAAGAGATAACTTGCGCTTGGAATCCTGCCTCGATTCGTGAAATAAAGAAGGGCGTAAATGCCCGGCGGGATTGTTGGTCGGGGGTCGTACCACCGAAATCCGGGCTAAATGCGGGACCGTCGATAGACCCAGTGCGGACGTAAACGCCAGATGCAGGTTTTGGTGTGGCGTTGATTGTTTGGAGAGCGGTGGTGGCGACGTTGATTAGCGTCTGGTTGCGGGCGGGGCCGCGTCCTTTTGGGGTGTAAGTGCGAATGATGATTACGCCGCGCACCATGTCGAGGCTCGTCGTTAGCGAACTTTCAGTGGTAAGGCCGAATTGGATGTTGATGTGGACGAACTCTTCGGCGCTATCGGCCCCGTCATTCATCACGTTGTCGAAGTAGACCGGAACTGCTGGCGACAGGCTGTTATATGCCGTCAGCAACGGCGTTTCAAATACAGCGCGAATAGCTTGGTAGTTCATTCCGGTTTAGCGAGGCGTACGCCACGTTCCAAGGCTTTTTGCATTTTGCCTCCTTGCACAAATGTTTGATACCAGAAAAGCGGAGCCGTGCTGCGAGCATTTCCTCTGCCCTGTTCAACTTCGCCGCGCTTACCGTTATCGGGACGTGTGCCACGGGCAACAATATCGCCCTGAGGTCCTTGCCCAGGGAAGCGAAATTCCTCCGCGGGAACGTCCACTAAGTCCAGTGCAATCGCTGCGTGATCAGCGACGTTTTCGATGATGAACTTTGTCTTGCGCTGGGCTTCTTTTTTGGTTGCCGGAAGTTTGGGTATGTCTTTTAACCCGTAGGGGTAAGCACCTCCTCCTGAACCCCCGCCGGGGGCGTGTGCAACCCAGCTGTCTTGAAACTCTCCGCTCCAGTTAGGACCGGCCTCTGCTAAGTCATTCATAATTTCCTTTGCGGCATTTCGTGCCGCACTGTTTACCCACGCATAAGCATCACGCTCTAGGTCACGGAGAGTAACCATTACTGGGGCCTCAACAGGATGGTGTGGACTACCGGGTTTTCACCACGGGAGGTTTTGCACTGGATGATGCGGCCTGTTTTTGTGGCGCTGTTTTGGGTGTATTGGATGCGGTCGCGGATGCTTGGTACGTACGCTCCAAGCTCGGCATTGCCGATGATGACCTTCAGGTCGCTTGTTTGGTACGCGGACTCGAACTCTTCGGGTTTGGCCTCGAAGATCAGGGCGCGAACGGTGAGGCTGGTGTCCGCTCCAGAGACTTGGCCGGTAGTGGTGTTGTAGGTGGGGGCGGTGTTGGCCTTGAGGTAGGTCACGTTTTGGCCCCAGTCCGCAAGGAGTTGGGCGGGAAGTGCGGCGAATGTGGTATCTACGAGGCTCATATCAACCTCTGTACAGACGGACGGCGGAATTGGCGGCGCCGCCGATGCAGTACGCGCCTAGGTACGTTTGGAGCCAGGGGTAGACGTCGAAGACGTTGTTGATGACGCCGCTGGTTTGGCTGGTTTTGTTGTACTTGACTTGGAGGTCGCCCAGCTTTACTTCGTCGTAGATGCCGGTAGTTCCGCTGGTGCCTGTGATTGCGTTGGTGTCGTTGGCGAAGGCTCGTGCCAGCTCGTAGGTTGCGGTTTTGATGCCTTCTGGGATAAGGCTGCAGGCAAAGTCAACACCATCAACCGTGTAGTTTTCGCGGGGCCATTTCAACGCTTGGGTTGTGGTGCAGCGGTCACCGTAAAACGTCAGGGCGTCGATCCAGCGAGTGGCAGAGATCAGGGCGCGGTTCTTTTGGTCGTCGGTTTTGGTGGTCCAGTCGCTGCTATCGGGGACGGTTTCAAAATATGCGTTCGCGGCAGCCAACGTCACGTAGCTGTTCGCCGAAGCCCCGCTCAAAGTGGCATCAATAACGGCAGCCACGGCTTAAAAGATCCTTTGTTTGAGTCTAGCTCCAGTAGATGGCTTCCTTACTCTGCGGTTTTCGGTAAGCAGAGAGGCGTGGTACACGTTTCCGCCGTCCATTTCGATTTCGGCGATGCGCTCCAGGTGTTGGCCGTAGGGTAGGTCTTCGTATCGGCGGGCACTATCCTGTAACACGTAGAGCCTCACCAGTTTCATGCCTGCTCGCAAAAACGCTGATACCAGCGTAAGCACTGAACAATCTGCTGTCGATCCAGCTCTTCCGGGTAAGGAGATTCGGGAGCTTGCTTTTGTTGCTGCTGAGATCAGGCGGCTTCGGGAAGAGGAAGGAATGAATAATCAAGCTATTCATGAAGCTCTGCAGGTGAGCTACGACGTGATTAACCAACTGTTCTTGCAGTCGTACAAGATGACAATGAACACTCAAGAGGTGTTTGAAGCGCAAGAAAAGTTGCGGCTTGATTGTGTCGATTAAATGTGTGTCCACGTCTGACGTAAAAGTATTTTTGAAACTGTCGGCGGCGTAACGCCGTACTCATCAGCGAGGCGGCGGACATACCCTGGCCTGCGATCTGTACTAGCTCGCATAGCCAGGACTTTTTCTTCGTCTAGTTTTGACAAACGGCACTCAGACCCTCGTGTTGTAGGCGGTTTCGGACTAAGACCGTAACCACACGCATGAGCCATGTTTTGACTCTGGGTGCAATATTCCAAGTTTTCGAGTCGATTATCTGACTTAATTCCGTTCTTGTGATTTGTCACACAGCCGTCAGGGCACGGACCTACCCACGCTTCAAGTACGAGGCGGTGTACGAGTTTATTTTTTACGCCTTCACTAGTTTTTACGCATACTTTCTTGTAGCCCTGTCTATGGTTTGCCTGCTTAAGCTCAAACGGCTCTAGACGGTGGTGGCTAATAATTTTTCCGCATCGAGTGGCGCTGTAGCCAAGCGTGGATGGAATTGGACGGCTTTCCATGAAAAAGGGGCTCCGTAGAGCCCCGATCATAGCGTACTGAAAGACTTCTATCAGTATGCCGTGACATCAAATGGCGTATTGACGAGCAAGCGGCACACGGGCACTTGCTTGGCAGCGCTGTAGACCAGGCTCCAGGAAGCGGTGTCGGCCAAGTTGCCGGTGGTGGCAGCGTTGGTCGGGTTGTCGCCAGCCACGTTCCACTTGGTGCCGGTGACGTGGTAGCCGTAGTGGTAATCCACAGCCAGCACATCCTGCATGGACAGGATGTTGCGGTCTGCA